ACAACCCGGCCCGCCCGGAAAACGTCTACGCGATCTACAAGTCGATGACGTGGACCGGTGGTACGGTCGCCAAGCGCCTCAACAGCTCTGGCGTGTACGTCGCCGCCTAAGCGGTCTTGTACCTGATACTAGGGCCCCTCTGGAGACGGAGGGGCCCTTTTTATTGTTGCGGAATGACCGGGGAAAGGGACACTACCTGCGTATGCAAACCGCCATCGTTGAAATCCTCCTGCAAGGGGACATGCTTAATACTGTTACTAAGCGCGTCTCCGCCGCCGAGGTGCCCATCCTGCGTCAGCTTCACGGCTCCGACGCCGTTGTTAAGGCTAATGAGTTCCAGCCTTCCGACAACGACACCAACACTGAAATTGAACGCCTCGAGGTCATCTACGGCCCGGTCGTTCGCCAGATCTACTCCGGCCCTGTGCCTCGCCTGATCACCAGCTTTGCCGAAGTCGGTATTGCCGGCGGCGAGCCTGTCGTCGAGAAGAAGTCCAAACTCCTGAAGGACAACTGAGATGGCACGAGGAACGACCCTTCTTGAGCTGCGGGACATGCTCCGCGCCGAGATCGGCGCATCCTCCAACGTCGCCATGGGGGTCAATACTATCGAGCAGTATGACCACCTTATCCGCCGGCAGCAGCAGCGTCTTTGGGCGGATCACGATTGGGATTTTGCTTACATTGAGCGAGACGAGCCGTTACTCGATGGGCAGCGGTACTACACGTTCGATAACCAGATTGATTTTGATAACATCATAAGCGCACACCTGCGCTATGGTGATATCTGGCATAACCTGGAGTACGGCATCGGTCCGCAGCAGTATAACTTCCAAGACTCTGATATGGCCGTCAATAAGTCCGAACCTTGTGTTCGCTGGCGCCACTATGAAGGTAATCAGTTCGAGGTTTGGCCGGTACCTAGCAGCAACAATCAGAAGGTAAGGTTTAAGGCGCTCAAGAAACTTAACCCGCTTATCGCCGTTTCCGACCGAGCTGAGCTAGATGACAACCTGATCATCCTTTACGCTGCTGCCGAAGTGCTTGCGCGAACAAAGGCTGCCGACGCTCAGGCTAAGCTGGCTCAGGCGAACACTCACTACGCTAAGCTTAAGGGCAAGGGCATGAAATACGACCGCTTCATCTACGGCGGCGGCCTTGATCGAGGCGAACGACTCCGTATTATCGGTGGTCGATACACCAGAGATGATCGCTCCTAATGCCATACGTCATAGTCGAGAACTTTAAGGGCGGCTTAGATACTCGCCGGCATAAACTGGCCTCAACTCCAGGCACCCTGATGAAACTCCAGAACGCGCACATCACGCGCGGAGGAGAGATTGAGAAGCGCAAAGCCATCAAGCTTAAGTATGCGCTGCCGGCTGGCACGTTCGGAATGGAAACCAGCGTAAGCACTATCTACGTTTTTGGATCAATTGAAAACACGCAACAGATGATGCCCCAGGGCGTCACTTACCAGCGCCTTCAGAGCCCAACCGGATCTGCCATGACCGAGGTTGTCTACTCAACCGTCTATGGCGGTAAACCTTTCGTAATAGCAAAATATGCCGACGGCGGACAGTATCCATTTTGGGACGGCGCCTTTATTACCGACTGGAACTCTGGTATCGTTATGGCTGCCATGCTCAACAATGCCGGCATAGCCGAACATCTTAGATCGGTATTCTCTTACAAAAATGCTGAAAACGAGGACTACATATGCTCGGTCGTTGGTAACAATGTTCGGATTACAGGGCCTGTCGGCAAAACTTTTGAAGGCAGCCTATACAAGAACTCACTTCCGGCGGTCAAGGGAGTTGTCGTTTCCGAAGCCAAGGTCGAGACTCCCTCGGTCCAATCACAAGGGTCTTTCGTAGTCTCGGGTGGTAGTGAGTCCCTAAAGGCATCCGCTTCATTCGCGTTGCGACAACATAGATACGATCTTCTCCCAAACGCCGTTGGCGTGTGGGTTGGGGATGGTTCTGCAAATATCATAGAGCTGCTAGGGTTTAATGCGCCACTTCCTGATCCATACATCCGTTCATGCAATACCACTGATGGTTCAAACATAATCACTGGGATTTCATTCGGAGGGTGGCAAGTTCTTGCAGTCGGAATGAGTGTAACAGGATCAGGAATACCCGAAGGAACAAAGATTACGGCAATACAAAGTGCCCTGCCACACGACATAACGATTAGCCAAAACGCAACCCTTACGCAAACAGGCGTTGATATAACCTTTAGAGCTCCTCTTATTGCTAACATAGAAGGGTTTGGCGCATGGAGTATGGCCGGAGGGATTGGCGGCGATCCCGGTCAGCGTTATGCGGCTGCTTTTGCTTATTACGTTAATGCCAATAGCGGCATCTCTGGATACACCGCAAGATATGACCATGGCGGTGGCGGCTGGAACGCATGGGATCCGGGAAGCTGGACGCTTATGGCGCCGCAAAGCCTATATGAAACTGCCAACGGAAAGGATGTTTGGATCGAATTTAAGTCACAGCCGGCATATCCTGGGTCCACAGGCGGAAACCCTGGGGATAATTTTTTCAATTACAGCCAGATAATTCCAAGTCCTTACTATCGTCCGGGCGAGGATCAGACCATACCTAACGGAAGATGGTTGATGAAAACAGCTGGATACTCAAATGGTGAACTCGTTGGAGGAACATTCAACGGCGTATCTAGCGTGAAGGTGGATGGCGTAGAGATACTTGGATCTAGGGTGGCTTGGAATACCTCAAATAGCATAACTGCGCTAAATCTAGTAACCCAGATTAATGCTTTCGTGTCATCTACGGAGTATGTTGCTACGCTAAAGGATAGCAACAGGGTAGTCCTTACTGCAACAATCGGAACCGGTGAGTCTGCAAACGGCCGCCTTACTTCGGCAAGTTACATCGGAGATGCTGTATTGTCTTCTTTTACAACTTTCTCTGGAGGCAAAAATCTAATTTCAGGCACCGCGCAGGTTATGGATTTTGCCATAAGCGGAACATTTACCCCAGGTGATAGATATTCGATATCCATCATAGACCCCGGAAGCGCAGATCAGCCATATCAGTTCGGTGCTACGCGCGTGTCTGGAAAGATCCCAGTCTTTTCCGCAACCTACAAGGGCAAGGAGTACGCTGCTGTCGGCTCTACTGTTTACTTCTCTGCACTAAATGACGCTACCCAGTGGGGCGTCTACGACGTCGGCTCTGGCTTCGTCGATATGTCCAATAACTTTGGTGGCCGTGAAGACCTATCTGGGATCGGAGTCTACCAAAACACAATAGCCGTGTTTAGTAAGAGAAATGTCCAGTTGTGGTATTTTGACCCAGACCCATCTCAAAACTCGCAGCGCCAAGTGATAGATAATACCGGCTGCGTCGCCCCCGGAACGGTTATGTCGGTAGGTTCGGTGGACCTATTTTACCTTTCGTACAATGGAGTCAGGTCGCTCAGAGGGAGGGAAAGCACAGACTCTGCATACTCCAGTGACCTTGGATCGCCGGTAGATGAGATATTGATAGATTACATGTCCACTCTGACGGACGAACAAATATATAAAGCTAAGTCTATCATTGAGCCCAAGGATGGGCGCTACTGGATCTCCATTGGGAGCAAGCTTTTCGTACTTTCATCCTTTTCTGGGTCCGGCATCAATGCCTGGTCTGAATACACGACAGGATACCAGATCGACAATATATGCGTATTTAGCAACAATGTCTACATTAGGTCTGGAAACAACATCTACAAGTATGGCGGAGATACCGGAAACGAGTATGACGCCAGCGAGGTGGTAGTTGAGATGCCGTACCTTGACGCGAACAAGCCGGCGACATACAAGGAGGTTAAGGGTGTAGACCTGACCTGCGAAGGTAAGTGGCTTGTTGAGCTTGGCTTCGACTACACCAACCCATCGGCTAGAGACGAGATCGCAACCGTCACCCAGCCTTCCTTTGCCCTTGGGCGCATAACGGCCACTGGAATGGGGACCCATATAGGCCCTAAGTTGATAAGTTCATACAGCGGCTACGCCAAGCTGGCTAACTTCATGATCCACTACGACGACCTCCACTCTAAGCACGAGGCAGGCTAATGAAACTGGCGTACCTAAATGAGTCTGATCTTCTGTATGTTGCTGATAATATGCGAGATATAGACAAAGTTGAGGTTTACGCTACGCGCTGGGATAACGACCCAGCTACCCTTGTGGACAACATTCTAGCCAATGGAAAGTTTGGGTTTATTGCCGCAAACGACGAAGGTGTGCCTGTTGCAGCTTTTGGCGCGGTCCCAATGTGGCCAGGGGTATGGCAGGTTTGGATGTTTGCCACCGACCGATGGCCGGAGGTTTCTCTTGGAGTCACCAAATACATCAAGCGCATCATGATCCCATCCGTCAAGGCTACCGACTGGCATCGAGCCGAGTGCCGGTCCGTTGAAGGACATGTCGTAGCCCACAGGTGGCTCGAAATGCTTGGCGCAACCAGAGAAAGCTCACTGCCTTTCTTCGGTAAAAACAAAGACACTTTCCACGTTTATAGCTGGACCTAACCGGCCATAAGCGCAAACTAACCACAACCCAAAATACGAACATGTGCGGCGGAGGCGGATCAGATCCTTATGCGGCTCAATCAAGAGCCGATGAAGTCGCTAGACAAGAGCGAATAAAGTCGGGCATGTCCCAGATAGATCAGCGTTTTGCTGGTTTTAACGACGACTTTTTCAAGAAGCGCAGCGAGGAGTTTATGAATGTCATGAACCCTCAGGCCGTGAAGCAATATCGTCAGGCAAATGAAGGCCTAGCCTATTCTCTTGCGCGCAACGGACTTACAGACTCAAGCGAACGAGCAAAGAGCGAAGGCATCCTTAAGGGTCAGCTTGATACTGCTCGTTCTGAAATCGCAAATCAGTCGATTGATCGCACGAATGAACAGCGTCAAGCAGTCGAACAGGGCAAGACCTCTCTCATTCAACAGTTAAACGCTACTGCCGACTCAAATGCCGTTGCCAGCCAGGCCTTAAACTCCGCCAACCGCCTAGCCGGCCAGCAGTCCTACTCCCTCCTAGGAAACATGTTCGCAAATACCACCGGCCTTGTGTCGGACGCAAAGACGGCCGGAATGTACGACCGAAATGCCGTCGGAGCTAAACCAATTTACAACTTCCTTGGCCTTGGTGGTGGCAAGGAAAAGGTAACTAAGACCGACTAATATGTGCAACCCTCTTGCTGTTGGTATGGCCATGGTGGCCGCCGGCACCTACGCTCAAAGCGAAGGTGCTAAGAAGGCTCAGAAAGCTATCGGCGCTGCGCGCGAAGCCGAACGCTTGCGCCAGATGGGACTAAAGGGTGACTCTGACGTTCTCTTTAAAGAGTCTCTTGGCAAGCAGGGGACGGAAGGAGATCAAGGTAAGACCGATAAGGCAATCGGAGATCGACTTGCCGCCATCAATGCAAATGTCACTTCGGCGCCCACTGTTGCGCCTATTAAATCCCAAGGTGAAACGCCTCAGGTTGTTGCCGATGAGTCTGCGCAACGCACCAACGACGCATCCAATACTGCCGCAATAGAAGGCCGTAACAAGGCCATAGCCGCAGGCTTTGGTGACACTCAGGTAGGAAACGCACTGATGAACCTTGATTACAGCCGACGCCAGAACCAGATTGCAGACTTCTCCCGCGGATCCGCTGGTGTTCTTGGCGCAGAAGTTGAAGCCGCATCGCACAAGGGTGACTCTCTCAGAGGATGGGGCCAGGCCCTTACTGCTGCCGGATCAATGGTCGGCATGTACGGAGCCATGGCGCCTGCTACTGCTGCCGGAACTACTGCCGCAGCCGGAACTACCGCTGCCGCCGGCACTGCTGCTGCTGGCACCGCTGCAACCGTGGCAGGAACGGCCGCCGCTGTCACTCCCGCTACCGCTTGGTACGCAAATCCCTACCTATGGGGGGCTGGTGCTGCTGGCGCTGGCTACCTAGCTGGAAAAAGCGGCAAACGAGCATAACTTTATGGCAGACTTCTCTTGGATAGATCCACTCGCCAAAAACATGAAAGGCTTTCTCGGCCTTGACCCTAAGGCGGCTGGCGAGGGCCGTCTCATGCAACAGCATGGCGACCTTTACGACGCGCAAACTGCGAGCGAGAAATATCGTCTTTCAAAGCTTCTCCCTGCTCAGGTTGGTGTCGCAGACGCAGACAAGGGCCACAAGGTTGCGCTTACTGGAAAAGTAGACTCAGAGACTGCCGGCATTAAGCTTAAGAATAAAGGAGCTCAAGGAATGGCAGACTTCCTTGCGGACGAAAGAAACTATGTTACCACTCCTGACGGCCGAAGGGTGCCAGATCCCGCCAAGCTTAGCGCTCTTTTCTCATCGGCGTCACTATCTGCCGGGGACAAGAGCATACAGCACCTTCCTGGCTTTGTCGGGGGAATAAACCTTCAAGGCAACGCTGGAAGTCCGCTTGCCAATCTTGCTGCTGGAGGAACTAACGCTGCTGCTGGAGCCAACATGCTTAAGCCAATCCAGCTAAACCCCGACCAGACCCTTATCCAGAAGGACCCGCTTACCGGCCAGCCGATCACTGGCGCCCCTATGGGTGCGCCGCAGATCACAATGCCCAATGTTCAGGCTCCACTCACCAAGCTTCCTGCTGGCGCCCAAATGGTCCCTACCAATGGCGTTTCCGGTGAAGACTTAGCATCCATCCTGTCGCCTGTAAATAAAGCCAGCATGGATAAGGTTGGTATCCAGATGCCAGACAAGGTTGCGTCTAACATGCCCTACACGGCCCCCGCCAGCTCTACAAAGCTTCAGGTGGCTGCCGGCCATGATGAAACCATTTTGGCTAAGGCTGAGAAGGATAATGAAGCAAGAGTTGCGGCTGCTATCGCTCGTGGTGAAACCGCCGAAATCGTCGCCG